CGCGTGTGGAAGGGAACCGCCCCTCGCACGACTGCCGAATCCTACATCCTAGAAGGTTCGGACGACAGCCGATTACCAGAGATACACTACACGACCCACTGAAGGACCTATCTTTAACGTGCTGTTATTAGTTTTATGACTACCGCACCGGCAGTCAATGTAGTCTCAGTCCGGCGAAAAGTACGGCAGCGGGTGGGGATGGAGCTACCGGGAGGCAATGGAGTGCTAATTAAAGCTCCACTAGCTAAGTGCCGCGATAAAAGCCACTTGCGAGCGCGAAGCAAGCAAGTCCACGCGAACCCACACCCCTGTCCCTTTCTTCCAACTCATCCTTCCGAAGACGGATTCGTTGCGTCTATGATTCACCCACTTCCAGGCAACACTTCGAGTCATCCTAAGAAGACCACGAACCTTACGACTCATAAGAGTCCCAAGACCATAAGGGGACTGTCCCTCACGGATGCGACCTATTAAAGTGTCCTCAGAGACGTCGCAAGATAAAAAGCTGCCGTGCCAAGCATGTTCAACGCATTCATCAGCCCACCTGCGTTTCCAGTCAAGAACTCCCTCGGGAGAGAGCCAATTCTTTGATACTTGCACCCAGCCATCGGGAATAACCGTTGTCGAAGAAACATACGGTAAGGGACGCTCGACCACTTGTTCAAGGTAGAAGAGTTCCCTATGCCACAAGCCAGCAGCGTGCAGCATTTCCCGATCCACAGCCAACCCCAATCCCCTACTTACAGATCTGCGACTGAGATGTATCGCCTTCTGATTGAAGTGGAGAAAACCCGTTCGAACCAAACGGACTCTCCGACCGCCAAAACCAGAAGTACATGAATAGAAACGTCCATTCATGGAAGAGACCTGTTCGCTCATCTTACCGTGGGGGTACAACGCCTTAGCGCGGATGAAACCCACCGAACGGCCTCCCTTCGCCGTCGACCAGAAGGGAGTCGAGTTGAGGGTAAAAGCACGAGAGTGCTTCAACGTTTTCCCTCTACTCAAAGTCAAGCCGCCCTTAGCTACACAACGTTCCCAACGAGAAAACTCATCAGGCGTCGCACGAAAAACGATATCGTCGCCATTGATACGAACAGGCACAGGCCGTCGGATCGCATACCGAAACGTTATGTAGTTTACCAGGCAAAGAAGAGGAAAGGAAGTAAGCTGTCCCATGAGCTGACCTCGCTTCTGAGTATGACCGGCACAAGGCCCATCACACAAAGAGCAGTTACCATCTACGACTAGAGATGAATCGTAAGAGGCAAGGGCGTGCTCCGCGATACCACGTGGGATGGTAAACGAACGCCCCATCAGCTCACTAAGAATTGCTCGTTGGAGACCTGCGTTAAGATTGTCCGTGGCGCTTTCGTAATCGCCACTTATAAAGATCTCACCCTCCACAGGGACGAAATCAGTAAAACGCGCAGGTTTGGCATCTCCTCTGAGCAACCAAGGAAAACGGGAAAGATGAGAGTAAATGGCTTTGTGAAGTGGACGAAGGGCATTATCGATCAAAGGGGGGATCGAAATGATTCGCCACTTACCACCTGACTCTATAGCCTTTACTCGAGAGGCCCCGCGGTACCTAGATTCGAGAGAAGAAAGCACGTATTGACAAAAGTCTGCTCGATCCCAACGATCGAAGTAGACACCGGACTTACACTTCTCCTCGAACCCCCTTGAACCACCTTCACCTCGAGTTGACTCCGCACAGGCAGTCAACGGGAGGGAACTTGTCAAACACCGATCCTGATAGGTCCTATCCCAGCCATATGGGAAAAGACGCCGGGTCTCCCTCAGTGCAAACTGAAGGAAATCTTCGTCCGGAGACTCTTGTGGAGTCTGGAGCCTATCAACAAGGGGTTCAACCCGAGGCCTCTTCTTTGGAATTATCTTCCGAAAAAGAAAGAGAGAGTGCGCAATCCCGAAGCGAGATTGCGCGGAGAGTCGAGCAATCGAAACTCTCCATGGATGTAGTCTATCTCCTTCAATTAAGCCGGAGCAAAATTGAGAAAGCTCGGCAGTATCAAGTTGAGGACACGTTAGAGAGATGCCATAGGCACCTTCTAGCAGTTCCACAAACGACTTGAAACGCTCGGAGATAGTATCTTGTGAACCCGTGAAACGTTTAAGCGATTCACTCACGAGTACCGATAACACAGCCATCGAAATAGATGTGCTAAG